TTGTTTATGATACATAATCCTTTAACAATTGCAATGGGGGATTCAGAAGAGATGAGAAAACAGGCAGATGTACTTGAAAAACACAAAAATTCAATATTGGAAACTTATTTACAAAAAGTTAATATTGATAAGGAAAAGTTATCAGAATTAATGGATAATGAAACTTGGCTAAGTGCTGAAGAAGCACTAGAATATGGGTTTATTGATGAAATAATCGAAAATGCGGATATTCAAGTTGTGGAAAATAAGGTAATTTCAAACAATATGATATTTAATATGGCGGAGTTTAAAAACTTTAATGTTGATAAAAACATAAAAAATAATGGAAAAGGAAGTGGAAAAATGACAATAGAAGAAATTAAAAATAAATTTCCTGATATTTATGCTGAAATCATAAACGAAGGAAAAGAAATTGGTATCAAAGAAGAAAGAACAAGGATACAGGAAATCGAGGATTTAGGGTATAACCATGAAGTAGTTAATAAAGCTAAATTTGAAGAGCCTAAAAATGCTAGAGATTTAGCATTGGAAATTGTAAGTTTAATGAAACAGGAAAATCAAAATAAACTTAACAGGATACAAGATGAAGGGAAACCACTTAACAATATGCCGAAAGGTAATGATGATGGGGTTAATGATGAGCAAAAAGCAGCAAATAAAATTTTAGCATTTTTTAAGAAAGGTGGTAAATAATTATGAAATATGATTATACAAATGAGCCAGATCATTTAATTGTTGGGAAAAAAGAGTTGGTTGTAGCGGAGCTTACTTTACAAGTTGGAAAAACTGTGAAAAGAGGAGATATTGTGGATAAAGATGGTGCAATAATAACTGATACTGGAAAAGTATTCGGAATTGTTACAAGAGCTGCCGATGCAACTGGAGCTCCAACAAAAACAACTATTTATACTGAAGGGGAATTTAATATTGAAAAAGTAAATTTCGGTACAGCAACAAAAGAAAAAGTAATTGAGTTATGCAGCGACAGAAATATTTATTTAAGAACATTAGGAGGTAAGGAATAACAATGAGTATGAATTTAGATTTGAGTTTAAGAACATTATTTTTAGTAACAGAGGCAATGCCGAGACCAAGAACATTTTTATTTGATACGTTTTTTGCAAATAGGGAAAATTTGGATACGGAAACAGTAACTATTGAATTTAAAAATGGTAGAAGATTGATGGCTCCATTTGTCGATAGATATGTTGACGGAGAGGAAATGCCAAAAGATACATTTTCAGGAAGAACATTCAAACCTTATGCAGTGGCTCCTAAAAAGACATTTCATGCAGATGAACTGATCTTTGAAAGATTGCCAGGAGAAAATCCGTTTTCACAAAGTGATCCTGATACAAAAAGACAGAAAAAAATTGCTGAAACTTTGCAGGAACAAAGTGAACAGATTGCAAGACGTTGGGAAGCTATGGCAGCTGAAACATTATATAAATTACAAACAACAATTGAAGGAGAAGGAGTATCAGATACAATCAAATATTATGATAACTCTTCTACGGAACATCATACAACCGTTGCTTCAACTTGGGACAATGCTAATTCTGACCCAATAAAAGATATAAAGGCTGTATTAAGTGAAATTAATAAAGCTGGAGGAACTAGACCAGAAGCGATAATTCTTGATCCGTTGGCTGCGGAATTATTTATTAACAATAAAGCTGTACAAAATATGATGAACCTTAGAAATGCTTATTTTGGGGATATAAGACCTGAAGTTGAGGGTGTAAATGGTGCAAGTTATATTGGCACATTGACTGGATTGGGAATTGATGTTTTTGAATATCAGGAATATTACGATTATGTGGATAAAGCTACAAAACAAACTAAGACAAAAGCAATTATTCCGGATTACACAGCTTTATTTGCACCGAAAGGTAACTTAGTAAAATTTGGAGCTGTAAGTACAATTAGTGATGGAATTTTAGAAGGTGATTTAATTCCTAGAACTCATGTGAAAGAAGAAAATGACACTATTACAATCCGTACAATGTCAAAACCAGTAACTATTCCGCTAAATACTAAATCATTAAAAGTGTTAAAAGTTAAGTAGGTGGTAGATAATGGCGATATATATGGTTAAAAATACATTTGTCTATGAAGGAAAAATGTATAAAATTGGAGAAGAAGTTCAAATATTAGAAAAAGAAATATTGGAAAACTGTATTGAAAGAGGATTAATCATAGAAAGTGATTCGAATTCTAGAGATGACGTAACAGAAAAAGATAAAGACGCATTACTTTCTGAAGAAGAAACAAATAAGGATTCAGAAGATTTAGAAGATTTAAAAAAGGCAGGTAAAAGTAAGAAAAAATAGGTGAGAGTATGAATTTTAAAGATGTTTTGGAAAACGATATACAGAATACATTTTTAAATCCGAGAGATTTTGGAGAAACTCATAATTTGAATGGTACGGATATTGTATGTGTGACAGACGAGGATATTTTTCAGGAAAAAATTATAAGTGGAAAATTAAATATTGAAAGTGGCATATATAAAGAAGGAATTACAGTATTTATTGATAAAAAATATTTGAAATATAAACCTGAAGGAAATATAAGAATAGATTTTGACAATAAAGAGTGGATAATCGCTAACTGTAAAGAGAATTTTGGTATATATGAATTAGATTTATATAGGTATGACGATTATTAGGAGCTGATGAAATGTTTACTATTGATTTTGATGAAAATTTTCTTCAAGAATTGGAAGAAAAATTTATGGAATTTCCTGAAAAGGCACCGCGAGCTTTATCAAGTGCATTAAACCGAGTTACTGAGATGTCAAAAACAAGAACTGTAAAAAATGCTAGAAAGACATATACAGTAAAATATGGAGAACTTTTAAAAAATTTGATTGTAAAAAGGGCAAACCCTGGAAATTTAATGACCGAAATTAATTCTAAAGGAAATTATCTAGGACTTGATAAATTTCAATTAAATCCAAACACAAGAATTGGTAAAGTACCTGTTACTGCAACCGTAAAAAATGGAAATAAAATTTCTTTAAATGAAAGAACGTTCATTGCATATAAAGATGGAAGACTCGGAGCATTTGAAAGAATAGGAAGTGGAAGTACTCCTATCAAAAGAAAATTTGGACCATCCGCACCTCAGATGTTAGGTAACAGGGATTTTTTACCTGAACTTGATGCATTTATGGAGCAGAAATTAAATGAAAGGTTTGAACATGAGTTAAATAGACTTATGTCAATGTAGAAAAATGAGTATAAAAATTGTTGAAAAAAGTTTGTATGAATTTTTATGTGAAGAATTCAAAAATTCAGAATATCAAATATTCCGAGGAAGCCTTCCTGTAAGAAAATACGGGGAGGTTGATAAAAATACAGGATTAAAAAAGGCTTTTTTTCCATGTATGACATTAAGGGTTTTAGATTTCACACAGACGCGAGACGGTATAGATGTGTACAATTGTGACGCAACATTTGAGATAATAATAGGTACAAAAAATGAAAATTACATAGATAATTTGGCCAAAGGTGATGAACTTCGTGGAAAATTATTAGGAAAACTATGGGATAAAAGAGGAATGGCAATAAGACAGGACAGAGAATTTAAATGTGAATATTACAGTGATGAATTTGGTGATTTTATATTTTCAAGGATAATATTTACTGTGTATGCATATCCGGTTGAACCAATAAAAGAATAGGAGAAAAATATGGAAGAAACAAAACAATATATTTATCTTGGTGGAAATCTTGATTTTAAAGAGTTCCGCCTTGTAAGAGGAACAGTATATTATGAAACAGATATCATAAAAGAGAAAATTGAAAAATATCCTTTACTAAAAAAAGTTTTAATAGACATTGAAGAACTAGGAAAGATTCAACAAAATGAAAAGCTTTTTGAAAGTATAACGGAAAGTATAAAAGAAGAAATAAAAGGAAGGAGTGAATAGTAATGGCATACAAGCACGGGACATACCAGTCTGAAACAACAAGTGACATTAATTTACCTGTTGTATTGGATTACGGATATTTTATAGTTGGTACAGCACCAATCCATAAAGTGAAAAAGGAAAACAGAAAAGTTAATGAAGTAGTTAGATTAGGAACTCTCAAGGAAGCAGTATCTTATTTTGGAGATACATATGATCAGGATTTTTCCATTTCACAGGCAGTTAAAACTTTTTTTGAACTGTATGGAGTAGCTCCACTTTATGTTGTCAATATTTTAAATCCTGAAAAGCATAAAAAAACGGGAACAACTTTGACAGGATTATCAGTTGCAACAGGTAGTACAATAATACCCAACCATAAAATAATCCCTGAATCAGTTGTTGTTAAGAATAATATTGATAGCCAACCAATTGTCGATGCAACATTGATGTGGACAGAAAAAGGTCTTGAAATTTTTGCAAAACCATCTAATGGGAATAAAATTGACGTTGAATTTGAAGAAGTTGATTTATCATCGGTTACAAAATCTCAAGCAATCGGAGGCTATGAGATAAACACAATGAAAAGAACAGGGTTGGAACTTCTAGATGAAGTTTTTCTAAAATTTTCAGAGCTTCCTGCATTTGTAGATGTACCTGATTTCTCACACGAGAGTGATGTGGCAGCAGTTATGGCTACAAAGGTTAAGAACATTAATGGAAAAATGTTTGAATCAGTTGCGTTAATAAACTCTCCGATTGATAAATCATTTGATCAGATTTCAAAATGGAAAGATGATAAAAATATTAATGATAATGACCAGGTTATTTTATATGGGATGCTAACATTATCTGGAAAAAGATATTTTCAATCGATTCATTATGCGGCACTTTCGATGAGGATAGATAATGAAAATAGTGGAGTTCCTTCGCAAGGAGCTTCCAATCATGCGTATAAATGTGATGGACTGTTATGGAAAAATTCAAGTGGGGAATATGAAGAAATAATATTGGATAAGGAGCAGCAGGCAAATCTCTTGAATAAAAATGGAGTTGTTACAGCAATAAATTTTAAAGGATGGAAATGCTGGGGATCGGAAACAGCAAAAAATCCAATGGTAACAGATCCTAAGGACAAATTCATTTATACACGTAGGATGTTTAAATATATAGGAAATGAACTTGTTATAAGCTATTTTGATAAAGTGGACAAGAAGTTTTCAAAAAAACTAGCTGAAACTGTAACTAAATCAATGAACATAAGGCTAAATGCGTTAGTTGCAAGAAATGACCTTTTGAGTGCAAGTACAGTGTTATCTGCCGAAGATAACAGTATATTAGATGTCATAAATGGAGACATAACCTGGGTTATAAATCTGGGAATCATACCAGGAATGAAATCTATGACATTTATGAAAAAATATGATGTAAATGCTTTGACTGAGTTTGCAAACAGTTTAGCAAAATAATAAGAAAGGAGACATGATAAATGCCAAGAAGAAATTTACCTGTAGCATTAGTTGATGCCGACATATATATAAATGGAACTAATAATCTTGAAGGAGTGGGAGAGGTTGAACTCCCTAGCATTGAATATTCAACCGTAACAACAGAACAATTTGGAATGACTGCAGAGCTTGAAGTCCCACTTATAGGACATTATAAAAAAATGTCTGTGAAAGTTAAAATGGATAGTATAAATGATACATTATTAAATTTCAACAATAATGATTTTATAAATCTGGAATGTCTTGGAGCGTTGCAGCAACTTGATAGAACCACACATTCCCCAAAAGTTACAGGAGTAGATGCTACGATCAGAGGATTCTTTACAAAATTTGATGGACCTAAAATTAAAGGTGGTCAAAAATTTGAAGGAAGTTTTGATTTAAGTGTCACATATTATAAACTTTCTATAGGAGGAAAAACAATTAATGAAATAGATGTACTTAACGGTATATCAAATGTAAATGGAGATACAAATCATGTAATAAGAAGTTTATTAGGACATATTTAATTAGAAGGAGATAGAATATATGATAATAAAATTGACAAAAGAATATACGCTTGGAAGTAAAAAATATACTGAAATAGATTTAGATATGGAATCTTTAAATGGAAATAGCTTTTCAGAATGTAACAGAAATTACAAGGCCAGATTTAAAAATAGTAATGAAGACTCTTTTAAGGATTTTGATGATGGCTGGGCTTTAACTGTTGCTGAAAAAGCAACAGGAATAAAATACGGAGACCTACTTAAACTGGGAGCATTGGACTATCTTAGAGTTGTGAATAACACAAAAACTTTTTTGTTAAAAGGTTGGGGAACAGGAGAAGAGAAGAAAGAAGAGATACAAATGGAAACGGATTTATAGAGTGTTTTTTAGACAGCATAACTGATTTGTTGATGGTTCTTAATTATTTTAAAATGAATATAAGTTATGAAACACTCATGGAATGTAATTTAGATGAACTTGACTATTGGATATTAAGAGCAGATCAGTTGGCAGAAGAAGAAAAAGAAAGACAGGAAGAAATGAATAATGAATAAAAAAGACGGCATTTATATGCCGTCTTTTAATAAAAATATCTTAAATATAATAAAAATTATTGCAAATATTGTAATTAAAGGGCTTATGGTAAACATAAACATTAAAAATATTGTGAGTAAAGCCAAAACTGGAAAAGAGATTATAATTCCAAGTATTATAATTATTGAAATTTCTAACGGGTTATAATGTTTTTTATCATTAAATTTTATAGTTTTCATATTAATCTCAACTCCTGTTGTGAATTCTATTTGATTTATTATACCACTTAGTTGAAAAAAAAGAAAGGGGGATAAAAAAGAAATGTCTAAAAGTTTAGAATGGAGTATTGTTATTGGTGCAGCAGTATCAGGTGCTGTTTCAGGGATATCTCAGTTTGCTCAAGGAATAAAAAATGCTTCTAAAAGTGTTCAGGATTTTTCAAAACGTGCTTCAGAGTTAGAAAAAGTCCAAAAAAAGCTTAGTAATATGGATAAAGCTAGAGAAAATTTCAATAAAGTGAGCAAAGAATATAAAGAAGCATCAAAACATTTGGCAAAGCTTAAAGTAGAATATGAACGCAGTGGCAAAGGAAATGATGAACTAGCTAAGAAAGTTAAAGAAGCTGAAAAATATGTTAATAAACTTAATTTACAAAAAGACAAACAGCTGAAACAATTTGAAAAAGCTCGAAGTAAAATAGAGGAAGAAGGACATTCATTAAAAACATATAGGGACTCTCTTTCTAAAGTTAATAAAGAGCTGAAAAGAACTAATGATTTAAAGGAAGCACAGAAAAGATATGAAGTAAGACAAGAAGCTGTCAGTAATTTGAGGAATTATGGAGACAAGCAAATAAGTTCCGGACTAAAAATGGCTGGTGCAGTTATAGTTCCTATAAAGCTTGCTATGGATTTAGAAGAAAGTCAGGCGGATTTAAGAAAAATAGCTGAGTTTGGCTCAAAAGAAATGGAGACAAAATTTTATCAAGCTATGAGAAGACTTTCTGATAAGTCGCCTTTATCACAGGGACAAATATTTGAGATAGCAGGTGCAGGAGCGCAGGCGGGAATACAGACAAAAGAACTTGAAAAATTTACTGAAGATGCTATGAAGATAAAAGTCGCATTTGATATGAACACAGAAGCAGCAGGACAATTTTTGGCAAAAACTCGTAGTCAGCTTGGATTGAATCAAACTCAAGTTATGCAATATGCAGATACAATTAATTATCTAGCGGATCATTATGCAACATCAGCAACAGAAGTTGTTGATATTTCTCAAAGGGTTGCAGGTCTTGGAGGAATAGCAGGATTATCTAAGGAGGCTGTTGCAGCCTTTGGAGCTACTCTTGTATCAAGTGGAGAAAATGCAGAAGTTGCAGCAACGGGATTAAAAAATATGACATTAGCACTAACATCAGGAGCAGCTGCGACAAAAGCACAGAGAAATGCTTTTGAATCAATGGGTTTTGATGCAGTTCAAGTTGCAAAGGAAATGTCACAAAATGGAGAACAGGCAATTTTAAAAGTTCTAAGTAGGTTACGGGAGTTACCACCTCACGTAAGAGCTGCAACAATGAAACAGTTGTTTGGAAAAGAATCTATACAGTCAGTCTCAGATATGGTAAATCATCTTGAAGACTTAAAAGGAACATTAGATGCAGTAAAAGATAAAACTCAAACAGCAGGAAGTGTTGATAAGGAATATGCAAATAGAATGAATACCCTGAAAAATAACTTATTGAATATGAAAAACCAGTTGATTAATATAGGGATAGATTTGGGAAATTCTTTTGCACCTGCACTAAAAAAAGTATTAGGGGATATGCAACCAGTAATTAAAAAGTTTTCAGAATTTGTACAAAAAAATCCTCAATTAACTGCAACAATACTAAAGGCTGTTGCAGCATTTGCATTGTTTAAACTTACTACAGGCGGTATTGCTAAAGGAATCGCTCCGTTTCTTA